TACCAAATCTTTCTAGTCCCATATCTTCTGTCACTATTTCATGCAAGATAACCCATCGACCATTGTTTAATCTTTGTCCAATTGCTGCGGCAGGTGTTAAACCAAAGTCAAGTCCAACATGAATAGGTAGTTGTGGATCATATTCTACTTCGCCACTCATCATTTGATCATTGTACTCAGGCCATACTGGTCTGCCTTCTTGTACATAAGTGTATTTACCTTCAGCATAACAGCGTATCCAATCTAGGTTTTTACCGCCTAGCATTTGCATATAGTAACCACTAGGTAAGTTATTTACATTTTCTGCTTTTCTATTAAGTGTCCACCATCTTCCTCCTGAGAAAACATGATCGTTGGCTTCTGGATTTTCTGGTAAATCTTCAGGCTGGACTTCGACCACACCGCCTGGTTGTTTAAAAAATTGCCAAGCAAACTTTCCTGACAGCTTGTCTTTTTCTGACAGTCTGTACCACCAGTGGTCGTCATCCATTGGGTTAGTGTCCATCCAGACTCCATGCCATGTAGGGCCACCATCACGCTTAGTAGGATACCTACCCACACGATGAGTAAGGCCGTCAATAACTGCTTTAGGAAGTTCTCTAGCTTCATTTACCCACGCTCCTGTAAGTTCTAAGGATAGTAGTTTGCGTACATCCTTTGGTTGATCAAGTGCTAGGAATATAACCTCACAGTCTATTCCACATGCATCACCACGCTTAGGCAATCTAATATGATGTGTTATTGGTGGTGTATATAACATTGGCCCAAAAGTATTTTCAGGAAATATCTCTTGCCATGTTTTAATTGTTGTTGTTTTTAGTTCAGGATATGAGTTACGAACGATAACAAATCTCGTGTAACGAACATTGTCATGTGGTGATGGTTTCTGCCTGACAGCACGCATCATAATTTCAGCAGCACAAGCGTAAGACTTACCACTACCTACTGGCCCCATGAGTCCACGCACAAATGAATTATCCTGTAAGAAATCGTAAGTTGTTCTAGCTCCAGTAAAATCTAAATCAATTCCTGGGCCAGCAAGAGTTTTGGCACTACGGACTTTCTTATTGCTCATCGTCTATGTCTTTGAACTTCATTGTCAGCATACGCTTGAGTTCTTGATTCTCTGTATACAAAATATCAATAACTTCCATAACCCTTGAGTTGTTTTGATTTGCCATCTCAAACTCTTTACGCAGTTGATCAATCTGTAGCTTGATGTCCATGCTCTTTTCTCCATTGCTTCCAAAGTTGTAAAGTGTGTATTGCCTTATCTATATCCTCATCACCATTACCTTTTAGGTCTACCCTTGTGACATACTTAATGATTGTATGTTGCATTGCATTTAATTTATTAGCCATAGAAAACTGCATCGGCTGGATTTTCATTTGCGTGTAGTGATTACCACCTACTTGCGTATCTTTAGGATTCGTCATCTATTACCTCTGGTGCTTTAATATTAATACCAATTACACTTGGTTTATCGGATTCATCTGGGTTATCAAGTAAGCCACTTGCTTTTGCAAGTAAGCGTAATACCTGTACCTTGTCCCAAAACTCTACAGCTATCATACCATCCTTATCAATTTTAATTGATTTAATAGCTTGTAGTGAATGCTCAGGAATATCTTTACTTGCTTTAACTTGAACATTACCTTTATCATCCCATTCCATAACATCAGTTATTTTAGTGTTTGCCATACAAAGAAGGCTGTACGCAACAGCCTCTCTGTTTGCAGCGAGTGTCGTGCTTTTCTCCAGATTTCTCTGTAGCGTTCGGACACCGCCATACCCAGATAGACTAGGTATAGGTTTGTTTTTGTTTTTAGTTTCAGCCATTAAAAGGGTAAGTCATCTTCTATTTCTGAAAAACTTTCAGGCGCACTAGCTGGGGCTTTATTTTGTACTGGTGTGGGGCTACCTGCGTTCTGAACAGGATTACCAATCTTGATCCCCATCCAAGTCTTTCCACCCTTTTCGTTATTCCATAAATCGATGTAGTGTTCACTTCCATCAGGTAATAATATTTTCCCTCTATGATCTGCATGCCAATCTTCTGTTTTGCGGTCGTTCGGCCAAACTGATCCTTGTCCTGGTTTAACTTCATAATCCTGAGCCATGTTCTTCTCCTATATAATCATATAAATGTACGACAGCTTTACCGCCATCGATGTGTTCCCCTCTAGCAATCTCGATATATTCAATCTGGCTATCATCATCATACATGCCAGCTTTCATTAAAGCATCTAAAATAGCTTTTAAGGTGTTGTCTAAATCAAACTTTCGTTTAGATCTAGGATGAATCATTACGCTTATGGCAACTTGTTTATCGCCAAATGTTTGCGGTTTTTTATTTTTAACAATAAACGATACCTCTTCGGTAAACTTTACCCCAGCAGGACTTATATACCTTCTATGTCCATTTGCTTTCCAATAACTATTAACACTAGGTGGGTAAGGTAAATCTAGCCGAACAGTTTTTTTCATAACTTGTTTAGTCTACTATTTATATCAGACACTTTGTTTTTGCCTTTGCTTAAATAAAATATAATTGCTTCATTAATAATTCCAGCTTTAGTCTTTTCCTGTTCCTTTGCTGCCTTACCTAGCAGATCAACACTGGTTGGTGTTAGTCTAACTAGAAATGGTTTTAAATCACTCATGCTGTCTCCTTTAATCTTGATAATCTATCTAAGTAGTCTGGTTGATAATTACTATATTTTTCATTCATAAGTGTATTCGTTTTATAAAATCTCCAATCTTTCATATCTTCTATGTGAACTAACTTGCTATTAGTTGCGCTTCCATCCATGAAGCTAAATAATTGGCAAATGTAATATTCTTCAGTTGCTTTTCCTTCAATACATCCTTGGTTTTCTATTTCTAATGTGTTAGTTCTCTCATCATATTTATAAGTATGAAAATACTGTCCAACTAATTTTTGTACTTTAAAATCACTCACGCTAATCTCCTTTGTATTTATTAATAATTTTCTTACTCTTGGGTTGCTTTTTCTTCTTCTTCTTTAACTCTTTTGATTGCTTATCGTACCTCAACGCTTGTGCTAGGGAGTGGACAGAGACTTCCCGACCACCATTGAAAAACCCCTTAGTCATTTTCCAATACCCATCTGCTCTTGTCCACTTATACTCTAAGTTGTCCCCTCCGTTAAACTCATCGCATATCATATGGTAGAACTCTTTAAGTTTCAGTACAATTCCTTTTTACTTTACAGACATCATGCGAATCATAATATCTTACAGATCCATGCTTCATGTCTCTATTAATAATCTGTGTATCTTTTGGTAGGGAAATATATTCTTTTTGTAAACACTTATATTCCATTTCAACTTTATTTGGATCTGGATAATGTAAGTTGACATACAAAACCGCTTCTTGGCACGAGTTAAAATTTCCAACATACTCCCATTTAGAAAATGGCTCAGGCATTAAATTAATTACCATAACAAATGCAAATTCAATCATAACTACTCCTCAAAGTTGTTAATCTTATTTACCTTTACTATATGCTTAATATCTTCGTTGTCCAACATATATCCTTTAACATCATCCCATTTGATTGAGTCATCAAATATAATTCGTCTTAAGTTACCTCTGATGCCTGGATAGGCAGATCGCTTTCTACTTTCTACATATCCTAGCTCTTCTAACTTCTTTAGTTGGTTAAAGACATTCTGATAGCTTGTTCGTAACTTACTCGCCATTGTCCTCAAGCCAACAATACTAAATCCTTGTTTGTTACAGTACGCTGCTAATATACCTAATGTTCTTATATTGGCGGCAGATACTTTCTTATCTATAATCGCTTTGAACGGCAACACAACAAAGTGTCTATGGTCTTTATTCCTTAACTTCTTTATCTCTATAGACTCAGGTATCTTATATTCCATACAATAAGTATATCTCATAGATATCTTAGGTCAAGTATAAACTATCCTAGGACAATCCTAGGACAATACTAGGACTATCCAGGGATTATCCAGGGATTATATTTGGTGTCCGCAATTATGGGTTAATTGATTACCCCAAACTATTACACAGAAAACTCTTGATTAAACTGTGGTAAATAAACTAATTGACTTATCTGCTCAATACTGTAAATTAATAAATACGGGGCCATTACCCAGCCCTCCCGTCGGTAGATGGTGACCAAGGGAATAAACGAGTTTAACCGCAGAGATACCTTAATAATCCATATCAGTTCATCGATATATAGAGAGTACAGGGATCGTGAAAGCGGAGGTTAATAACCTATACTAGATAAACGAGAGCCATCCCTCCTTTTTAAGGGAGTGACCCCATATCGAAAATACTCTTTTTCTATACGGGTTAGGTCTTCTGTCGCTTTTAACTATCAGAGTAGGTC